TATACGTTGACTTCAACCCGCGCCCATTCTTGCCGAGCAATCCAGAGACGATGGCCTTTGACGTTGACCTGTGCAAACGCGAAGTGACGAGCTGGGACGAGCTGGGCGTGTGGTACGAGGACGCCACCGGAGGCAAGGCCATATGCGAGCTGGGATACGAGATAGAGGAGGGGGACGAATGATTGACGCGACGATTATTCTCATCGTCTCTGGCATCGCGTTGTCGGTCTCGATGTGCGCGTGTGCGCTGTGGTGGCACGAGGTCGATAGGATGGTCGAGATAGAGAGGGACATGGCAAACATGAACCTTCGCGTCCTGATGGCAGAAACGGTCATCAGGCGCATCTACAAGAGGGTGGAGGACAAGTAATGGCATACAGTGATTACGGGGCGTTCGTGTACCTCAATGGCAAGCGCAGGACAGACAAGGAGGACGTGGGCGTATACGACACCGACGAGGCATCCCTGCCTACTGGACTCCGCGTGTACGCGAACATCCTGAAGCACCCTGACGGCTGCGAGTGGTTCGAGCAATCGCACCATGGGGTCATGGGAGACGGAAGCGTACGAGTTGGCTGCTACAAACAGGGCTGGCCAGAAATCTACGAGTGGGAGGACGGCAAGGACGAGCCGACCAAATACACGTTCGATTACCTTTCCCGCAAGTTCGGATGGGACGATTACACGGAGTACAGCGGAAAGAGGTACGAACCAGACGAGTACGACAAGGAGTTCGACTTCCTGGGCTGGCACTTCCACTTCTGGGGCGACATCGACGGCGGCACCCCGAGGTACGGTGCGACCATGAGCCGCGACGGAGAGACATGGGAGTGCGACTACGACTGCATGTTCGGAGCTGGTTTCGATGACATCCACTAGCGACGAGCTGCGCAATTGGTGCGGCAGGCCAGCAAGTTACAAGGAGCTTCTTGCCCTTGCCGACCGCATCGACGCGGAGACAGTCGAGCTGCCGCGCGACAGGGACGGCGTGCCAATCCACGTGGGGGACACGGTGTACCTGGACGATGGGCGCAAGGCCGAGGTTAGACGCATACAAATCAGCGAGCGCGAGAATAGCATCGGGTTCACTGTGTGTGGTGACTTCTTCGCCCTCTGGCCAGAGGACTTCACCCACACCGCACCAGACAGCTGGGAGCGCATCGCCGACGAGCTTGACGAGCAGGCTGGCAGCATCACGAAGGACGGATGCACGTGGCAGGAGGACGCCATTCACGACTTCGCCGACCGCATCCGCAGGCTGGCAGAGAGGGAGGACTAGCGATGCCGACTAGCAGCGACGAGCGCCGCGAAGTGGCGGCAAGGCTGCGGAAGTGCGGAGCTGAGCTGAGCATCATTGATGCAGACTGCGAGACTGCCTTCCACGTGATTGACAAGGTCATCGGTTGCCGAGAGGAGGACTCGTGGGAGAGATTCCTTGGCAGCCTCGCCGACCTGATAGACCCGACGTGCGAGGTAAAGGACGATAACCGCTGGACGAGCGACTTCGCTTACGTTTGCTGCGCTTGCGGAGAGCATTTCAGCACATGCAACAAGCCCAATTACTGCCCCGGATGCGGAGCCCGCGTGGTTGAGGGGGGCGAGGGCTGATGAGGAGGGTCGGAGACTACCGCGATACGTGCGGTGCGTGTGTGCACTTCATCCGCGACGAGGAGCGCGAGCGCGAGCAGGCCGAGATATGGCCGTGGACGGCGGGATGGCCGGTGCACGCGTGCGGCCTTAGCGGGCAGGTGGTCGATGCCGGTGACAGCCCGAACGCCTGCTGCAGCGCGGCTGAGGGGTGCACAGGCTTCGAGAGGAGGGGGGGCGCGACTGATGGCCGAGTACATCGTTGACACAACGCCCGAACGACCGGCGAGCTTGTCAGGTGCAGAGACTGCGTCTTCATGGAGACGCGCCAGCTGTTCGGCGGCATCGATGCCAAATGCTACCTGGACCCGGAGTTCAACATCTTCGACGGGCCGGACGGCTGCTGCTCGAAGGCGAAGAGGAGGCGTGATGGCTCGCGAGATTAGGGCTCCGGAGCAGGTGACCGGATTCCGCGACCGCGCGGCGCTCCTGCTCTACGCGCGTGCGTTGGCCGCGATCGTGGCACGCAACACCCTCCACAGCGAGCGTCACGTGGCGGAGTGCGTCATGCGTGTGGTCGGCCACCTGTGCGCGACGGGAGGCGATTCCGAGTGACGGGTTGGGTCGTCCTCTTCGTCTGCATCGCCGCCGCCGCGCTCGCCGTGGCCGCGTGGCTCACGGGCTACGCCGAGGGCATGGCGGACGGCACGCGCGTGCTCGCGGAGTGGTGCAGGCGGCACATGGGCACGGATTGGGGGAAGGATGGCTGACTTCGTGGCGGGCGCGTGCGCCGCCGTGCTCGTCTCATTCGCGGTCGTCCTCGCGGCCGCGTGGGCGTACTGGCACGGGTACGACAGCGGCTTCGAGGCAGGGGAGATGGCCGGCAAGGGCATCGGTGGATCTGGGAAAGGACGGAATTGACATGGAGAATTTGGTACGGTCGCGCGGCGGCGGCTCCATCAGGCTGGGCAGCGTGATGAGGGAGAAGGTGTGCGAGCTGGACCGCAGGATGTATGGCGGCGATGATGTCGGCGACGGGCACGGGGGCGGGGGCGGGTGGATGTCTCTGGCCAACTCCATCGTCGAGGAGGAGGCAGAGATTGCCAGGGACCCCGTCGGCCACTGGCTGGGGTACGCCCACGACGCGTATCGCAGGGTGGACAAGGTGACCGACCTGCTCAACGAATACATCGAGCTGAAGTACCCCAATGGCATAGGTCTCGACGAGGACGGGTTCCTCCTGTGGGCCGCGCGCCAGTGCTACCAGGAGGCGTGGTCGCTGCTGCGCTCCGCCGAGGAGCTGGCAAGGCTCGCCTCCGGGGGCGATTCCGAGTGACGGCGAGGGTGGTGCAGGGCTTCCTCGCAATGGAGCCGCCGACGGTCACGCACAACGACCTGGTGGTGCGGCGCGGTCGCGGCGGGAAGTGCTACATAGGCAAGTCCGACCGGCTGCACGAGGCCGAGGACTCCATCTGCGCGAGGCTCATGCGCATCGCGCCGGAGGAGCCCGTCCGGGGCCCCGTGCGCGTCACCGTCCGACTGTGCTTCCCCACGCGCGGCAGGCACGCCCAGGGCGAGCCGATGGACGACGTGCCCGACCTGGACAACACCTTCAAGACGCTGGGGGACTGCATGGCCCGGTGCGGGCTCGTCGAGGACGACCGCCTCATCGTCCAGCTGTCGCTCGCAAAGGCATGGAGCGACCCGGCCGGCATATGGGTGAGGATAGAGGCCCTGTGAGCCATTCTGCGGCCCGCTTTTGCTGCGAGTGGGCAATCAGTCGCACGTATGTGATTCATGGCCGCATTCGGCTTGCTGTGGCCGTTCATGGGCATTCCGTAGGCATTGGCGGCACTGACGATTGGGGTGGTGTGCTTGTACGAGTGGCAGAGCGCGTCGGACCTCTTCGAGGCGGCCAGGGAGGCGGCGGCGGACGCGGAGCGCATAGGCCAGGCGCTCGGGCGGGCCGCCGCCGCGTGCGGGCTCAGGGGCCACGCCCCGACCGGGGCGCCAGGCGGGCGCGGGAGCGCGTCGGACCCGATGGCGCCGGTGGACCGCTTCCTCGACCAGGAGGCGAGGACCAGGCGCCGGCTCGAGGAGGACTACGCGCTCATCGACCTGGCCTGCTCCGTCATCTACGGGAGGGACCAGGACGGGCGCGGCGGCGTGTGCGCCCTGCTCGGGACGGCGACCGCAGACGCGCTCTGGTGGCGCTACTGCGGCGGGGTGTCGTGGGCATCTGTTTCGCGCCACGTCGGCATGAGCGAGCGCTGGTGCATCAAGGCCACGCAGGCCGCCCTTGACGTCGTGGACGGCTACGGCTGGCGCAGGGTCGCCGACGGCGTGGGGTCGGCGGAGGGGTGACCGTGCGCGGTCGTGCACGGTCGTGCGGGATGCTGCGGGATGCTGCGGGATGCTGCAGGGTCCTGCAGCCCCGTGCGCGCATTTTCGTGCGATAGTGGCAGCGTGGGATTTCGCGCGGCGCCCGTGGGGCCATGTCCCCCACGGGCGCCTTGCCGTATTTCTGGGGCGTGGTGCCATGCGCGTGGATCCGGTCGAGCTGTCGTGGGTCGGGGACGCCTTCGGGCCACCGCCCGTCGCACCGGTTCCGGACTGGCGGCTGGCCGAGTGGGTGCGCACCCAGTCGGGGCCGAGGCACAAGCGCCTCTACGACTCGGCACGGTGGCTGGCGCTCAGGCGCAGGGTCATCGCCGAGGCGCACGGCGCGAGCCTCTACGAGCTGTCCCTGGCGCCCTCGCGCTACGTCCCCGCCACATGCGTGCACCACGTGATGCGTGTGGCAGAGCACCCGGAGTGGGCGCTCAGCGAGTGGGCTGTCGACGGTCGCGGGAGGGTCGTGCGCAACCTCATCCCGCTCTCGCACCTGGGGCACGACGTGGCCCACGGCAGGTGCGGGGCGGGCGCGGCACCCAGGCCACGGCCGCTCACGGACGAGCGGTGGTAGGTTTTCGACATTAACAGTCGAGTTTTCGACAGGAATCGCCGGGTTTTCGACAATACGGGGCATCCCCCCGGGGGACAAAACGCCGTTTTGTCGAAAACCCTCCCGACCGGCGCCCAGGGGCCGGATTCCGACTGGCTCGGCGCTTTTTTCTTTCTCACGCCCGATTGGGGGCACGCCTTGGCCGACTTCTCGGTGCCAACCCTCGACTTCGGGGGCGTGGCGGCAGACCTCGACTTCGGGGGCGTCGCGGCGGACCTCGACTTCTCGCTCTTCGACGTGAGCCGCGGAGGGGCCGACGACGGCATCGAGACCACGCGCTACGACAGGCCGAGGGTCTACGACAACGTGCTCGGGGAGGTCTCCTACGAGCACGCCCGCGGCTTCGTGGACGGGCTCGACCTCAGCGAGGGTTACAGGGCGTTCGCCTTCGTCTCGGGCAACTTCGTCTTCGGAGACGTGCTCGAGGCGATGGTGGAGCGGCGCAAGGTCGCCCCGCGCCTCATGACGGTGCAGACGCTCTCCATGAGCGAGGAGAACGTCGACTCGCTGCGGAACGTCGTCGACATGATGGGCGGACGCCTTGAGCGCCTGCGCATCGTCCTGTCGGTCTACTTCTGGGGGCACGAGCACAGGCCGGGCCAGCTCGTGCCGTACCTGTACGAGCGGCTCGACGTGCCGGGGCTCGACCTCGACGTGGCCTTCGCGTCCATCCACACGAAGATCGTGAGCGCGGAGACGCTGGCTGGCCGCCACCTCGTGATGGACGGCAGCGCGAACCTCAGGAGCTCGAGGAACGTCGAGCAGGTGCGCGTCGAGTGCGACGACGGCCTCTACGAGTACGTGGAGCGCTTCGCCGACGGGGTCTTCGCGGCGTACTCGACCATCAACCGCGACGAGCCGTATCCCAAGCCCGTGCGGGGCACCGCCTGTGGGGCGCAATAACTGACTAGGAGGGTCTCATGGCATCAGGAAGCGGGCACGGCGGGGGAGGCGGCCGCAAGGGCCGCACCAAGGCCAAGGAGCGCGCCGAGAAGCGCAAGAAGAAGAGCAAGAAGAAGCGCGACACGGGTGGGCTCTATGACGACATCCCGTTCTAGGGCCTCGTGGTCCGACGAGGACGTAGAGAACGTCAGGGGGCTCCTCACGTCCGGGAGCGGGGCCGACGAGGTGTGTGCCGTGACCGGCTGCGAGCCCTCCGACCTCGACAGGCTGTGCCGCAAGGCCTTCGGCGGTGACTTCGAGGCCACCGCCAAACGCTTCCAGACGGTCGGCCACGCGATGTTCAACAAGGCGCTCTTCGAGGCCGCGTGTGGCGGAAACTCAAAGGCGATGGACATGTACGCCCGGACGCGCATGGGCTACGACCCGGTGGCGTCGCACGGTAGGGCGCGCAGGGACGACGCCGCGCAGGGCGGCGAGAGGTTGGAGCTGTGATGTGCGGACCCCCAGGTATGCGACGCACAAGCGCATAGCCGTACCCGAGATATCGGGGTGGCTGCGCGACGTCGAAGGAGGGCGCGTGCCTGCGTGCGAGGACATGCGCGCCCTCTGCGCCCACGTGCGCGAGGTCTTCGCAACCGAGCGCCTCTGGGTTGACCGGGGGCGCCTGGCGCGCTACATGGGCTACCAGCGCTACTTCCCCTTCGAGCTGTCGAGCGACGAGCGCTTCATGGTCGCCCTCTTCCTCTGCACCTTCCGCGAGGGTTACTTTCCGAGGTGGCCGGACCTGCTCCTGTACGTCGGTCGCGGATACGGCAAGACCGGCTTCGGGGCCTTCCTGGCCTTCTGCATGGTCTCGCCCGCGAACGGGGTACCGCGCTACGACGTCGACATATGCGCGACCACGGAGCCGCAGGCTCGAATCGGCTACGACGACCTCTACCGCATCCTCGACGGGGACCGCGCGCTCTTCTCGCAGGGCTTCACGTGGAACAAGCTCGAGCTGAGCAACGACGAGACGCAGAGCCGCGTGAAGTACTGGTCGGGGAACTCCAACTCGAAGGACGGCATGCAGTCCGGCTGCGTGTGGTTCGACGAGGTCCACGCATACGAGGACGGGGCCTCCATGGAGGTCTTCACGGGCGGCCTCGGCAAGAAGGACCATCCGCGCCGCCTCATGACGACCACGGACGGGGACGTCCGGGACGGCCCGCTCGACGGGCTCAAGGACCGCGCACGCGCGATACTCTCCGGGGCGGAGCCCGACGACGGCCTGCTCCCATTCATGTGCCACCTCGACTCCCTCGACGAGGCCGCCGACGAGTCTGCATGGCCCAAGGCGTGCCCCCGCCTCCTGCGCTCCCCCACGCTCATGGAGGAGTACCGCAAGGAGGTCCGCGAGTGGCGCCGGGACCCGCAGCGGCACACCTCGGTGCCCACGAAGCGCTTCAACCTCCCGCAGGGGAGGACGGACGTGCAGGTCACGAGCTGGGAGAACCTGCTCGCGGCGTCGCGGCCGGTAGACGAGGGCGCGCTGCGCGGCGCGACGTGCGTCGCCGGCATCGACTACGCGAAGACCACCGACATGGTGGGCGCGTGCCTGCTCTTCCGCGTGGGTGGCGAGTGGCAGGTCGTGCCGCACGCCTGGTGGTGCACCAGGAGCGCCGACGCCGGAGAGGTGAAGGCCCCGCTCGGGGAGTGGGCGGAGTCCGGGCAGCTCACCATCGTCGACTCCGTCGAGGTGCCGCCGAGCGACGTGGCGAGCTGGGTGACCAGCACCGCAGGCGCGCTCGGGGCGTACCTCCGGGGCGTGTCGATGGACACGTACCGCTTCTCGCTCATGCGCCGCGCGATCGTCGAGTATGCCGGCCTGGACCCGGACGCAAGGGGCGACGACCAGCAGGTGTGGCTCACGCGCCCGAGCGACGTGATGCGCGTGCAGCCGGTTATCGACTCCGCCTTCGCGAGGCACGCCATAGCGTGGGGAGACTCCCCGATGATGCGCTGGGCCACGAACAATGCGAAGCTCGAGCCCGCGCCGAACGGCTGCTTCAAGTACGGGAAGATAGAGCCGCACGGACGCAAGACCGACCCATTCATGGCTATGGTCCACGCCTTCGTGGTGGCCGATTGGATACCGGAGGACGCCGGGCCGCTCGTCTTCGCGTCCCCGGTCACGTGGTAGGAGGCTTCATGACCCTGCAGGAGATGGCCGACCTGGCCGCATGGCACGACACCACGGTGGCGTGGGCCTTCCGCCGCGCGCTGCTCGTGCGCGGGGTCGTGGTGCGCCTGCCGCGCACGCGGCGGCGCGCCCATGACAGCGACCGCGCCTGGGAGCTGACCGAGGCGGAGGTGGCGGAGCTGATGGCAAACCGCGAGAGCCCGATGGACTGGCCGCGATGAGCCAGAGCAGGCAGAGCTTCATCGACTACGACGGCTTCGTGAAGAAGTTCAAGCCCAAGAAGACCACCGACGACTGCATGACGCCGCCCGAGGTCATGGAGGTCGTGAACTCCTACGTCGAGCGCCGATGGGGCATCGACCGCTCGCGGTTCGTGCGGCCGTTCTGGCCCGGCGGCGACTACGAGGGGCACGAGTACCCGGACGGATGCGTCGTGGTGGACAACCCGCCGTTCTCGATGCTCGCGAAGATAAGGCGCTTCTACATCGCGCACGACATCCCGTTCTTCCTCTTCTGCCCGTCGCTCACGGCCTTCGGCAGCTTCGACGAGCGGTGCTGCGTGCTGCTGTGCGACTCGAACATTGTCTACGAGAACGGCGCCAACGTGCGGACGGGGTTCGTCACGTCCCTGCCGTCGCCGAACGTGGCGGAGTCCGAGCCCGACCTTGGGGACGCCATCAACGCCGTGTGCGACGAGCTGAGGCACCGCACCGTCAACAAGCTTCCCAAGTACGAGTACCCGCCAGAGGTCGTGACGGCGGCGCGGATGCAGTGGTACGCGGCGCACCACACGCGATACGCGGTTCCGAAGGGCGAGTGCTGCAAGATACCGGCGCTGGACTCGCAGCGTGCCGTGGGCAAGTCCATCTTCGGCGGCGGCCTGCTGCTCTCTGAGCGCGCCGCAGCCGAGCGCGCGGCCGCCGAGCGCGCCGCAGCAAAAGTATGGGCGCTCTCTGAGCGCGAGAGGGCAATGCAGGCGCTGATTGGAGAGATGCATGGACAGGAAGAGTGACGAGCCGCTGAGCCGCGCCATCATGCGCGCCATCGGCTGGTGCGACGGCGACGGCTTCCACGGCACCGGGCGCACATGGTCTCGACCGAGACGCTCAGCGAGTGGGCCGCCCGCGCGGTGCTCCTGGAGGAGGCCGCGCGGCCGCAGGCGCCGGCCATCACCGAGTACAGGCCGAATCCGCCGTTCGTGGCGACGTGCACCACAAGCATCGAGCGCAACGCGCGCTGAGCGACAAAACGCAATTGCAGGCACGGGGCCCCGAGAGGGGCCCCCTCCATGTGCATCGGAGGTAGCCGGTGGGAATCCGCCAGATGGTCATCGACTGGCTTGGTAACGTCATCGGGGACACGGGGGCCGCGGGCTCGGGCCCCACGGCGGACGCCGCCGAGGCGTGCGTCTGGATGGAGCAGGCCCGCCAGGTCATGGCGGGCTACGTCATCTCGGCGCTGCAGCTCTGCGACGTCCGTTTCTACGGCCAGGGCGGGGAGCCCGACGCGACGGCGGACGGCGCGTGGCTGTGGAACGTCTCGCCGAACCCCAACCAGTCGCGGTCGGAGATGATGGCCGACCTGCTGGGGCGCCTGCTCGTGGACGATGGCCGCGCGGTCGTGGTGCCCGTGCGGCGCGGCTCTCAGACGTCCATCTACGTGGCGGACGGGGGCATGGAGCCGGAGGTGCGGCCAGGCATGCCCGCGCTGTACAGGAACCTCTCTGTGGAGGGGTCGAGCGAGGTCGTGGGACGGCCCCTCGAGTCCGGCGACGTCTACGCCTTCGACATGAGGGGCGTCGGCGGGGGCTGGCGCGCCCTCCAGAGGAGGTCCGACGATGCCTACGACAGGCTCGCGGCGGCCGTCATCGGCTCCACGAGGGACCGGATGGGCCGCAAGTGGCTCATGCACCTCGACAGGCCGCCCACTGGCACCAGGGAGCAGCAGGAGGCCATCGAGCAGCAGCTGAGGACCGCCACGCGGGAGTTCGTCCGCTCGGACGACGGCATCATGCCGCTCTACAAGGGCCAGTCCATGGAGCGCGCCTCGGCGGACGTGTCCAAGACCGCCGGCCAGGCCACGCAGGACGTGACCGGCATCCGCCGGGACATGTACTCGGTGGTGGCCGCGTGCATGCACATGCCGGCGTCGCTCCTTGATGGCAACGTCAACAACTTCGAGGCGACGATGGGTGCCTTCCTCACCTTCGGCGTTGACCCCATCGCGCGGATGCTCTCCGAGGAGATCACGCGCAAGACGTACACGCGCGCCGAGTGGGCGCGCGGCGCCCGTGCGACGGTAGACACGACGCACATCCGACACGTCGACATCTTCCAGGTGGCGGACGCCGCCGCGAAGCTCGTCGGCGCGACGGTCGACAACCCCAACGAGATACGCAGATTCACCGGCCAGGACCCCATCCCGGAGCCCTGGGCTGACGAATACCAGCGTACGAAGAACAACGAGTCTGCGGCGGGGGGTGAAACGAATGGAAATGACTAGAGATAAGGCCCCGCGCGTCATGCAGCTCACGACCGACGTGAGGTCAACCACGGCACAGATGACCATCTACGGAGACATTGCCCAGACCGATTGGCTCGCCATCTTCATGGGCGATGACGGGGATGGCACCACCACCAACGCGCTGGACGTGTCCAAGGCCATCGCGGCCATCCCGCCAGAGGTCACCGACATTGAGGTGCACATCAACTCCTACGGCGGAGACGTGGCTGAGGGCGTTGCCATCTACAATGCCCTGCGTCAGAGCGGCAAGCACGTGACCACCGTGTGCGATGGCTTTGCATGCTCGATTGCGTCCGTGATTTTCATGGCAGGCGAGCGCCGCGTCATGAACTCCGCGTCGCTGCTGATGCTGCACGAGCCGAGTTTCCCCAACGCTGGCGGAAACGCAAAGGCGCTGCGCAAGCAGGCCGACGATTTGGACGTCATCTCCCAGCTGAGCAAAACCGCGTACCTCGCGCCCGGCGGCATCGAGCCGGAAGAGCTGGACGAGGTTATGTCCGCCGAGACGTGGGTTTCCCCAGAGCAGGCCGTCGAGTGGAAGCTTGCGACCGACATCGCCGACGATGCCGACAATGCCGAGCCTACGCAGAGCGCGCGCGAGTCTGTGGCCCTCGCGCTCATGTGCAAGGGCGAGCAGAGTCCGCAGCAGGCCGCGCCCGTCGTGGACGTGGACGCCATCGCGCAGCGCGTGGTGGAGCTGATGGACGAGCGCGCCGAGCAGGCGAGCGCCGCCCAGCCCGCGCAGAGCGCCGAGCAAGCGCCAGAGCCTACCACCGAAACCGCGCCCACACTGCCCGAGGGCGGCTATGCGCGCTATTCGGCAATCGCAAACGAAGAGTAAGGAGCTTAAATGCCTATCAACCTCAACGATTCCTCCAAGAAGGCCGTTCAGGCCCTGTCTGCCGCCTTCCGCGACGGCGATGACGCCAAGGTGGAGCAGGCCGTCGCAGGCCTTCGCGATTCCATTGCGGCGGATGTGACCGAGCAGTATCGCACGGCCATCGAGTCCAACGACGCCCGAGTCCTCGCGCAGCGTGGCTTCCGCCAGCTGACTTCCGCCGAGACCGCTTATTACAACGGCGTAATCGATGCTCTGTCCTCCAACAACCCCAAGCAGGCGCTGGTTGACTTCTCCGCCATGCCCGACAAGGCGATGCCAACCACCGTCTTCGAGCAGGTCATGAAGGACATTCAGCTCACCCATCCGCTGCTTGCGGCCATCCCCGTCGTGACCACGGGCTACATCACCGAATGGGTGAAGAACAAGCACTCCGAGCAGCTTGCGGCGTGGGGCAATGTCGGTGACGCCATCACGAAGGAGATTACCTCCGCGTTCGAGGTCATCGACATCAAGCAGTCCAAGCTGTCCTGCTTTGCCGTCGTGTCCCTTGACATGCTGAAGCTTGGCCCCGTGTGGATGGATGGATACGTTCGCGCGGTGCTGGGCGAGGCCATGGCCTGTGGTCTGGAGCACGGCATCATCGACGGTATGGGCGCGAATGGCGAGCCCATCGGCCTTGACCGCGACATTCACAATGGTGTCTCCGTTTCCACCTCCACGGGTTACCCGCTGAAGACCGCTACCAAGGTCACCGACTTCGAGCCAGCAACCTATGGCGCGTTGGTCGCGAATCTCGCTAAGACCGAAGCTGGCAAGCAGAAGACCATCGATTTTCGCGCCGACGGCAGCAACCTCGTCCTCATTTGCTCGCCCACCGACTACCTCACGAAGGTCATGCCCGCCACGACCGTCCAGAACGTGAACGGCGTGTACGTGAACGACCTGCTTCCGCTCCCGACCAACGTCATCACCTCCACCGCCGTGGCCGACGGTACCGCGATTCTCGCACTTGCAAACGAGTACGGCCTGTTCGTGGCTGGCTCTCGCGGCATCGAGTACAGCGACGAGTTCCAGTTCACGGCGGACACCCGCACCCTCAAGCAGGTGTCCTACGCCTTCGGTCGCGCCGAGGACAACACTTCCGCGATCCTGCTCGACATCAGCGGTCTTGAGCCCGCGTACGTCAACGTCAAGGTTAAGGGCACCGTGACCACCAAGGCATCGGCCTAGCGGGGGTGACGGGGCATGGCGGCTGACGTGAAGGCGGCCGTGCGCCGCAAGCTCGGCATCACCTGGGAGGACCCCTCCACCGAGGAGCGCATTCTCGACGTGGAGGGGTCCGTCTCGCCCGCCCTCGCGGCGCGGCTGGGATACCCCGCCGACCACGAGTTCTCCGTGGCCGACGGCCCGGCGTGGCCGCTCTACCTCAACGCGTGCCTGTACGAGTGGAGCGACGCCCTCGACGACTTCTGGGCCAACTACGCGCAGGAGCTCTCGTGCGCGCGTGCCCTCGTGACCGCGTCCACGGCGCAGGACGGGGGCGGCGATGGCCCTCAAGGCTAAGGCGTCCGTCTTCGCGCCCACCGACGGGGTCCTCTCCGTACTCAGGCGCGGGGACGCTTGGCGCGTGCGCGGCGCCGACTGGTCGAGCCCCGGCTCCTACGAGCTGGTGGCCACGGTGCCATTCGCCACGTCCCAGCTCAGGCAGGTCGACGCGGCGGCCCTCGGCGACGCGGCGTCCGGCGTGACGCGCAAGGTGCGAGTGCAGCTCCCCCCCGGCGTGTCCACCACCGACTGCGTGTCCATAGGCGGCGCGGTCTTCGACGTGACGAGGCTAGACCGGGATGGCAGGCTCTCGTGGCTCTACCTCTCGGAGCTGTCCTCGGACGGCACGCTCGACCTGCTCACGGGCGGGGTGTCCTACGACGCCCTCGGCCTTCCGGCGCGCTCCCCGTCGGGGGTGACCGTCAGGTACCGGGTTGCGTCGTGGGGGCACTCCTCTGGCGACGCGCCCATGCCGTTGGCGTCGGTGCGCGTGCGCGCGCTCGACTGGCACGGCGAGAGGGAGCTTCGCATCGGCGGGGAGGCCTACGCGGTGACCGGCGCCACCGGCGGCGGTGAGTGGGTGACCCTCGCGTGCTCGAGGGGGGTGGCCCAGCTTGGCAGGTAGCGTGACCGTCAGGATAGACGGATTTTCCGACACCCTCATGGCGCTCGCCGAGGAGGTCGTGACGCAGAACGACGAGCAGCTCAGGAGGGACGTGCAGGCCGCAGCCCGCGCCACCACGGACGAGCTGCGCAACGGCGCGCTCACCCCCGCCGTCACCGGCGAGTACGCGGCGGGCTGGGGGTACGAGACCGAGCTTGGCATCGGGCACGTCAAGGTGACCGTGCGCAACAAAAAGAAGCCGGGCCTCACGCACCTGCTCGAGAAGGGCCACGAGAAGTTCGTGAACGGCGTGGACACCGGCGAGCGAGTCCCGGCGTACCCGCACATCGACCCCGCCTACGAGGTGGGTGCGGACAGGCTGAGGGGGCTCCACGCATGACACTCGCAGACCTCTGCGCGGTCCTCGGGGCCGCCGGCCTGCCCTACGCGCAGGTCCAATGGGACCCATCCGACGAAGGGTCCCCGCCCGCCCTCCCGTACGCGCTGCTCGTGCCGGGCACGAGCGCCGACGTGATGGCTGACGGGGCCAACTTCCAGCGGGTCACCCCGTACACCGCCGAGGTGTACACGCGCGGGCGCGACATGGCCCTCGAGGGGCGCATCGAGGCCGCACTACAGGCGGCGTGCGCGCCTTTTGTCCGGCGCTCCGTGCCGCTCGGCGGCGGGGTGCTCGAGACCACATACACAGTGACGGTGCTCGGCTCCTAGCCGGGCGGAAAGGGGGTAAGGCATGGCCGAATCCTCCAAGGTGCGCTTTGGCTTGAAGCGCATGTTCTTCTCCGTCCCCACCGACGGAAAGTACGAGAAGCCGTGGCAGAACAAGGGCGCGGAGTCTGTCGCCATCTCCAATGGCAGCTCCTCGTCCTCCTCGATCGCGGCAGACGACAACCCCAACTTCTTCACGTCGTCCGGAGCTGGCGGAAAGGAGCTGACGGTCCAGGCGGCGCGCTTCATCCGCGACTTCTACACCAAGGTCCTCGGCCAGACGAAGGACGAGACCACCGGGGCGCTCGTCGAGAGCCCAACCGACGTGGCGAAGAGCTTCGCCTTCGGCTTCGAGACGACCGGCGACGTGGGCTGCTACCGCGTGTGGGTGCTCAACAACACCGCGGACACGCCCACACTCACGGCGGCCACGAACACATCCTCGGGCATCAACGAGGACGCCGAGACCTCGAACTTCAAGGCATCGCCAATCGCGTGCAGCGACGGCGTAGAGCGGACCATGGTCACCTTCGAGCCCGGCGACGCGGGCTACGAGAAGGCCTTCGAGACCGTCCCGTTCATGATGATGATGGCCGCCGGAGCGTAGCCGAGGAAGCCCCTAGAAAGTCGAAATCAGGCACCACGGACAGCCCCGTCTACCGGGGTCCCGTGGTGCCTTTTTCGAAATCTCGCGCCACAGCGCCACGACGGGGGCGTCGCCGCGCCTCCCCTCTCCAAGGTGGGGCGGCTCCCCCGCCGTGGCACCGGACTGAGGAGAGAAGACCATGGCAGACACCGCATATGACAATCGCACGACCGTGACCGTGGGCGGGCGCAAGTACGAGGTGGAGGCAAGCAACCTCGCGTGCCGCGTCTACGCGGACGAGTTCCGCGAGGCCGACTCCAAGGCGCTCACCGGAGATGCCGAGAGGGACGCCGGGAGCTACACCGGCAGGCTCATACACGATCTGCTGGCGGACCGCCAGCGCGTGCTCGCGGCTGGGGTCGGCTGGCCGGAGTGGGACGAGGTCCCGCGCATCCTTGCCACCATCTGGGCGATGGCCCTGGCGGCAGGCTCCACCAAGTCATCGTGGAGGGCATTCCGCGCGTCCGTCGAGCACGCCCCGGCGAACCTCTACGAGGTGGCTACGGCGGCAAACGGGATTTTCGAGCTGGGGAACCTCACCTTTTTTCGGCTCCCAGACGGACTCGGTGACGCTGTCGAGCCCGACGAGGGCGAGGCCCAGGAGGGATAGCGCCACGCGCGACGCCGGGCCCACGGCCGAGCGTCTCGCATGGCCGGAGCACGCCGTGGTGGCGTCGCTCCTGTCAATCGGGGTCCCGTACGCGGACGCATGGCACATGAGCCCCCTCGACTCTCGCCGCCTGCTGGCGATAGCGCAGGCGGACTCGATTCCGCCAGGCGAGCGCGAGGGAGGCGACGTGATGGGCACGGCGGCGGACGCGAGGGAGGCCCTCGCAAGCTTCTAGCACGACAAAGACGCACACGGAGGACGGGAGGCCGTGAGTGGCATCCGAGTACAAGGGGCTCTACGTCACCTTCGAGGGCGACTCCACCAAGCTCACGGCGGCGCTGGCTGAGGTCAACTCCGAGGCGAGGAAGGCCCAGGGACAGCTCAGGGGCGTGCAGGGCGCGCTGAGATTCGACCCGACCTCCACGAAGCTGCTCGGCGAGGCGGTCAAGGCCGCAGGCAGCAAGGTCGAGGCCACGAAGAGGCGCGTCGACACGCTCAAGCAGGCGCAGGATGACCTTGCGAAGAGCGGGGACACCACGAGCGCCGCGTACCAGCGCGTTACGCGAGAGCTGGCGCAGGCAGAGGCCTACCTCAAGCGCGACCAGAAGGCGCTGGTGGACGCTACGTACGCCGCATCGGGGTTCGCCAAAGCCGCAGACGGCCTGTCGAACTTCGAGGCCGTCGCCAAGGGCGTGGGCGACGGCCTGTCCTCCGTGGGCGGCAAGCTCACAATGGGCGTGACCGTCCCGCTCGCGACCGTGGCCACCGCGTGCGTCAGCTCGGCGGTGACCATCGACAGCGCGCTCACCGACGTGCGCAAGACCACCAACCTCACCGAGGACCAGTACCAGAGCCTCAAGGAGAGCGCCGTCGAGCTGTCCAAGACGCAGCCCGTGGACGCCTCCACGATCCTCTCGCTCGAGGGCCTGGGGGCGCAGCTCGGGTGGAATGACGACAAGCTGCAGGGCTTCGCCCAGACAGTCTCCGGCCTCGACATCGCGACCGACATGGATGCCGACACGGCGGCCACGAACCTCGCACAGTTCGCCAACATCACCGGAATGGCGCAGGACAAGGCAGAGAACTACGCCTCGGCCATCGTGGGGCTCGGCAACAACATGGCGACTACCGAGAGCAAGATCTCGGACATGTCCATGGGCATGGCATCCGCAGGCACCCAGGCGGGCATGAGCCAGGCGGACATCCTCGGCATCGCGGCGGCGACCGCGTCGCTCGGCATGGAGGCGCAGGCTGGCGGCACCGCCTTCTCGAAGACGGTCAACGAGATCGGGACGCAGGTCTCGACCAACGGCGAGCAGCTGCAGAAGTGGGCCGACCTCGCCCACATGTCCGTCGACGAGTTCAAGAGCGCCTGGCAGGAGGACGCCACCGGGACCTTCGAGTCCGTCATCAAGGGCATGTCGGACGCCCAGGCGTCCGGCGAGGACCTCAACGTCATCCTGGGGGACCTCGGCATCACCGAGACGCGCCAGAGCGACTTCCTGCGCAGGCTCGCGGGCAACTCCGACCTGCTGACGCGTGCTGTGAGCCTGTCGAACGACGAGTGGTCGAAGAACACCGCCCTGCAGAACGAGGTATCGAACCGCAACGACTCGCTGGCCTCCAAGATGGACGTGCTCAAGAACCACGTGACGGCCGTCGCCGAGGAGGTGGGCGGCCCGCTCGCGGACGCCGCCATCGACGCCGTGGACGCCGCGAAGCCCGTGACAGATGCCGTGGAGGGCGCGGCGAAGGCCTTCTCCTCCATGTCAAGGGAGGAGCAGCAGGCAATCATCCAGACGGCAGCCATGGCGGCCGCAGCCGGCCCGCTGCTCACCATCGGGGGCAAGGCCGTGAGCGCGATTGGCTCCGTGGCTGGCGGCGTCGGCAAGGCCGTAAGCGCCTTCGGGGAGCTGAGGTCGGCGACGCAGATAATGGGGGACCTCGGCGACGCGCTCGAGGTGACCGGCGCCAGCGGGAAGCTGGCGGCAGGCGGGGTGGGCCTCGCCGTGGCCGCCGTGGTGGCGCTCGGCCTCAAGGCGTACGACGCCTGGAAGACCGACCGCGACTTCGCGGACTCGCTCGGCGACATGGCCGACAGCTCGGAGGACGCCTCCTCTAGGCTCGCGGACGGCTCCCGCTCCGTCACCGACTGGGGCGGCATGGCGCAGGACGCGGCCATGGACACCAAGGAGCTCACAGACGCCATCAAGGAGCACAACGACGCGATGGCTGGCATCCGGGACGACGCCTACGACAGCATATCGATGCTCGGGCAGTACCAGGACGTCATAGACCGGCTCGCCGGCAAGGGCAGCGCCTCCGCAGAGGACACGGCGCTCCTGGAGTGGGCGCTCAAGGGACTCAACGACGAGCTGGGGACATCCTACACCGCCGCAGAGGTGCTCACCGGCGAGTACGAGGACCAGAGCGGCGCGATAGTCGACCTGAAGGGAGAGATAGACGGCCTCATAAAAAAGAAGCAGGAGGAGGCCAGGGTCAACGCCACGCAGGAGCTGTACACCGAGGCGCTCAAGAACCAGATGGAGATGCAGAAGAACGCCACGGCGGCGCAAAAGGAATACGACGACGCTTGGCAGGAGTACTACGAGGACGCCAAGAAGCTGCCGGGGATGACGGACGAGGCCGCCAAGTCTACCGCCACCATATCGGCGCAGACCGACGGGTACAAGAAGAAGCTCGACGATGCCAACGCGTCGCTCGACGCGGCAAACGAGGAGACCGCCGAGTGGGCGGAGCAGATGGGCCTCGCGCAGGTCGCGTGCACGGACGCCGGGCAGGCCATGAGCGACTTCCTGACGAGCACCGACGGGTGGGCGGACGCGTTCTCGGACACCGGATTCTCGCTGGAGGAGCTGGCCGGGGCAGCGGCATCCGCCGGCATATCCACGGACACGCTCTCGGCCATGGGCTCGGACGCCTTCGCGCGGCTCGCCGAGAGCGCGGACGGTGACATCGGCACGCTCACGCAGACGCTCGAGACGCTCAACTCGCTGGGACTCGACCCGAAGACGCTCACCGTCAACGACGACGGCACCATCACGGACGAGACCGGCAAGGTGTGGGACCTCGACGCGATGACCATCGATGGCAAGAGCTTCACGGTCAACGACGACGGGACCATCAGCGTGGGGCAGGAGGGCGTCGACCACCTGAGCGCCACGGAGGTTGCCAGTAAGAGCTTCAATGTCACGTCGAACGGCACCACGCAGGCCGAGACGGGCAACGCCCGCGACCTCCGTTCGAAGCTCGGCATGGTGGAGGGTACGTACACGGCCACCGTCACGACGAGCGGCGTGGACGCGGCATCGTCCGGCGTGCAGGGGCTGCTCAACAAGCTCTGGACGCTCACTAACGGCGCGTGGACGGCGGTCGTGCACACGGTCACCGGAAACGCCGCCGGGGGCGTGAGGCTCAACGCTCGTGGCGGCGTGAGGGCGCACGCTGACGGGGCCATCTACACCGGCCCGACCATGGTCACGCCGTACGACCTCGTGGGCGAGGCGGGGGCGGAGTACTACGACGGCACCCACATCGTGCCGCTCACCAACCGCAGGTACTCGCAGCCATTCGCGGACGTGATCGCGGAGGGCGTCGCCGGTCGCATCGGTGGAGGTGGCGGGCGCACGGTCATACAGAACGTCACCAACAACATCTACGAGCGCGAGGACGCCTACGTCGCCAGCACCATCGCGGCGAGGTCGCTCATGAGCGCGGCACAGGGGGTGTGACCGTGGGATACCGTCCCTTCTCAGTCACCATCGGCGGCGTGTCCATTGACGGCCAGACCCACGGGCGCACGCCGGACGGCCTCTACGTGGACTGGGACATCGGCGTCAAGGGGTGGTTCGAGACCCCGCAGGCCAAGGTGTCGCTCTCGGAGCGCGCCGCCGGTGACGGTGCCTTCCCGGTCGACCAGTCGTCCGTGTTCTACTCGGCGAGGACCGTCACCGTGGGCGTGATGGCGGCCGGCCCTGACTCTGATGCGGTGGCCGCCCACAGAAGGCGGCTGCTCGCGCTCGCGCACCGCATCGTGCCCATCGTCGTGCGCGACGGGGCCGAGGAGACGCAGGCCGACGGATACGTCGAGGTTGAGTGGGGCAAGGTGCGCCGCACGAGGGCGCAAACCGGCACCCTCACCATCGTCTGCCCCGACCCCAGGCGCTACGGCACCACGCCCCGGCGCGCGTACCTCTCGCCGGGGGCCTCGGCGGGCGCGCTCGCGTGGCACGCGGACGCCCCGCACGGCCTCGCGTGGCCGCTCTCCTACGGGGACGGCGGCGCCGTGGCGAACGTGGCGACGCTCAGGAACGACGGGACGTCCACGGCATACCCGACCATCACCGCCAGCGGGGACATGGACGGCCTGGTCGTCACCGACACCGCCACGGGAGCCCAGCTCGCGTGGGACGGCCACGTGGGGGCGCAGCCGGTCACGCTCGACTGCCTCTCGCGCACGGCCTCGGTGGCCGGCGTGGACGCCTCGCGGCTGCTCTCGGCGCGCGGATTCCCGTCCGTCCCGGCGGGCGGCGAGGTCACCCTCGCGCTCACGGCCACGGGCTCCGGCACGGTCGGGGTCGAGTGGCGGGACACGTACATCTAGCAGGGAGGGGCCATCATGGCTAACGTGGCACTAGGTATCAGGAACGATGGCTCGGACGGAACGACGCCGCTCGCGCTCAGGCTCGCGCTCGCCGCGCTCTTCCCGCAGGCGGGCATACTCTCCGGCCTGTCGGTCAAGGGCTCGTCCTCGCTCGCGTACTCGGTGGCGGCCGGCGTGGCCGTCTGCACGCGCGGCGCGGGCGACGGCTCCGCGCTCGCCACGGTCGAGGCTGGGAGCACCCCCGCCGTGGCCGCCAACGGCACGGGCTACCCGCGCATCGACGCGGTGTGGGTGACGGCGCACGACAGGGACCAGGGGGACCCGGACAACCACGTGACGCTGGGCGTCACCCAGGGCACGGCTGCGGCGAGCCCCGCCCGCCCGTCGGTGCCGACCTACGCGACGGTGCTCGCCTACATGCGGCTCCCGGCTGGGGCCACCACCACGGCGCAGGCCACGGTGGAGGCGAGGGGGGATGTGGCGTCCGCCTCCGGCGGGACGCTCGGGCTCCTCGGCGAGGCCACGCTCAACGCGGACCGGGAGGTGTCCACCGGGGGCTCGTGGAGCGACTTCTACACCGTGGCCGCGACGGTCACGGTGCCGTCCAGGCACCTCGTGCGCGTAGACTACAGGGCCACGCTCTCCGCGTCGGGCAGCAACACCGGCTGGACGCGCGTGCGCCCGTACCTCACCGTCGACGGTGCGGAGGTCAAGGGGTCGAGGCGCAAGTGGCCCGCATGGACCGGCCCCGAGGTCACCCATTCGTCCTCCTGCGTGGCCGAGCTGTCCGCTGGCACGCACACCGTGGAGCTGCACCTCGCATACGACGGCGGGGACTGGGGCCTCTCCATTGTGAACGACGGTACCGGCGGCGCGGCGCTCTCCGTGTGGGACGAGGGGGCCGCCTGATGTGGTCCGCCTACCTCTTCGACTCCATGACCGGCCTCCTCGCGGAGCAGGTCGACCTGCCGAGCTTCTCCTGGACGCTCTCCGTCGGGGACTGCTCGCTCTCCACCACGCGCGACAAGGGGACCGGCGAGGGCGACGCCTCCGGGCTGAGGCTCCCGTGGGCCGCCGTGCCGGGGCGCACCGCCGCCGAGCGGCACGAGGCCATCGCCATGTGGCGGCGCGGGATATGCCTCATGTGGGACGGCGTGCCGGTCGTGGCGGGCGTCATCGGCCCCAAGAGCGGCACGGAGCGCGACGTGTCAATCGACCTGCTCAGCCCGCTCGAGGTGCTGGCCCACCGCTACGCCGTGCGCGAGGGAGCCTTCGGCACCGGGACCACGACGGTCGAGGAGGGCAGCGGCAAGGACAGGACGGAGACCACCGTCTCGTCCGTGACCACGGACTCCATACACTGGTCCGGCGAGAGCCTGCGCTCCATCGTGTGCCGCCTGGGGCGGCTCGCGTGCTCGAAGCCCGGCGGGGCGCTGCCGATAGACTGGCCGTACCTCGGCGAGGCGGGCGGGCACGAGCGTACCTACGACGGCTTCAACGTCTCGAACAACGACATCAAGAAGCTCATAACGGACGTCTGCAACGTCGACGGGGGGCCGGACGTGCAGCTGCGCCCGTACCTCGCCGACTCGCGCCACCTGCGCTGGCGTCTCGAGGCGGGCTCCGACGCGGAGCCGTACCTGGGGGACGCGCCCGTGGTCCCGGTGCTCACGTGCTTCCCCGGCGGCGGCACCGCCCAGGACCTCTCGTGGGCCGAGCTCGCCCCCGCGATGCGCGTCTACGCGACGGGGGCGGGTCAGGACGAGGCCACGCTCTGCTACCTCTCGGAGGACCTGTCGCTCTGCCAGCGGCTCGACCCGTGGC